TAGCGCCAGACGACGTCGGTGGGCTGGTGGCCGTCGTTTACCCGTTCGTGGTCGACGACCGCGCCACCATGCTGGCCAACGCCCGCCTGATCGCCGCCGCCCCGGACCTGCTCGCCTTCGCCCGCCGCAGCCTGCCAATGCTTATCGCCGAGCGCGACTGCCTGTACGACGGCTGCACCAACGCCGAGGGCGAGTACAGCGACGACGAAGACCGCATGGCCGTCGAGCAGATCGACTGCGAGATAAACGACCTGCGGGCACTGATCGCCCGCGCGGAGGGACAAGCATGACCGACAACATCGACCAACTCCTGCGCGACGCCCAGCACGCCAGCTGGCTCGGCATGGACGCGAAGGCCGCCGGCCTCTACCGGCGCCTGGCCATCATCCACCAGCAGCGCGCCACCGAGCGCCGTCTGGCAGGTATCCAGGCCAACGCCTCGGGCATCGAGTTCGAGGAACTCGGCGACACCACCATCCACGACATCCCGGCGTTTCTGCGCCGGCAGGCGGAGTAGGCACATGGACGCAACCACGACCCTTGATCTGATCGAAGCCTGGATGGTGATCAGCATCCTTTTCATCGCCGGCAGCGTCGCGGCTTTCGTCGGCGCACTTATCGAACGATTCGTGATCCGCCCGATCGGCAAGCGCCGCGGCTGGTACGAGTGAGGAACAACCCAATGACCGAATCGAACATCACCGAACTGGACATGCTCGGCCAGCACTGGCGCGAGGCCAAGGCCGCAGAGGACGCGGCCCGCGCGGAGCGGATCCGCATCGAGGACCAGATTATCGAGTCCGTCGGCGTGAAGGAAGAAGGCACGCTATCGCGCAAGACCGACTGGTTCAAGCTGTCCACCACCGGGAAGCTGACGCGCTCGCTCGACGAGAAAGCGTTCCTGGCGCTGCGCGACCGGATCGAGGATCCGCCCGTGAACTACAAGGTCACGCTGGACCTCAAGCGCCTGCGCGATCTCGAAACCACCAACCCAGACGCCTACCGACTGATGCTCTCGTGCATCGAAACGAAGCCCGCCAAGGCCGCCGTGCGCGTCGAACTGCTGAGGAACTGACCATGGCGATCAGCCTGAAAGACATCCAGAAGAACAACTTCGACCGCCCGCCGCGCATCGTGATCCACGGCACGCCCGGGATCGGCAAGACCACGTTCGCCGCCGGCGCGCCGTCGCCGGTGTTCATCCAGACCGAGGACGGCCTGGGCAACCTGTCGCCGGATGCGTTCCCGCTGGCCAAGTCGTTCAACGACGTGATGGACGCGTTCGCTGTGCTCTACACCGAGGAGCACCAGTACCAGACGGTCGTGATCGACAGCCTCTCGGCGCTCGAGCAGCTGATCTGGGCGCGCGTGGCCGCAGACCACGACAAGGACTCGATCGAGGATCTTGGGTACGGCAAGGGGTACGTGTTCGCCCTGGACCACTGGCACGCGTTCCTGGACGGCGTCAACGCCCTGCGCGACCGCGGCATCATGCCGGTCATGATTGCCCACACCGACGTGGTGCGGTTCGACTCGCCCGAGACCGATCCTTACGATCGCTTTTTGATCAAGCTGCACAAGCGCGCGTTCCAGCTGCTGTACGAGCGCGCCGACATCATCGGGTTCGCCAACTACTCCATCGCGGTCGTGAAGGCCGACGCCGGCTTCAACAAGAAGACGAGCCGCGGCGTCGAGACCGGCGAGCGCCGTCTGCACCTGGTCGAGAAGCCGGCCTTCGTGGCGAAGAACCGCTACTCGCTGCCCGAATCCATCCCGCTGTCCTGGCCCGCCCTGGCGGACGCCCTGACGGCCAACCGTTCCACCCAAGCAGCCTGAGAGGCACCAAACCAATGGCACAACTGAACTTCGACGCAACCCAGGTCGACCCGCAATCCAGCTTCGACCCGATCCCGGCCGGCTGGTACAAGGCGATCATCACCGAATCCGAGATGAAGGACACCCGCAACGGCCAGGGCCAGTACCTGCAGCTGACCCTCCAGGTGCTCGACGGCCAGTATTCGGGCCGCCACCTGTGGGAGCGGCTGAACCTCGTCAACCCCTCGACGGCCGCCGTCGAGATCGCCCAGAAGACGCTGAGCGCCATCTGCCATGCCGTTGGCGTGCTCACGCCGCGCGACTCGGCCGAGCTCCACAACCGCCCGCTGCAGGTCAAGGTGAAGGTGAAGCCGGCCGAGGGCGAGTTCGAGGCGCGCAACGAAATCAGCGGCTACAAGGCCGTGGATGGCAAGCCGGTGCAGGCGGTGAACAACGCCCCCGCGCCGCAGCGCCAGCCCGCCGCCTCCGACGCGCCGCCCTGGGCGAAGTGATGGCAGCGCTGCCCGACCTGATGGCAGACCCTACCCTCGAGGCGGTGAACGCCGCCATCGAGGCGCAGGGGAACCGGGAGCCGCACCGGCCGTATCTCGGCATGTCCGAGATCGGGCGGTCCTGCGACCGGGCCCTGTGGTACGGGTTCCGCTGGTGCTCGTCCAAGGCCTTCGACGCCGCCACGCTGCGGCGCTTCGAGGACGGCCACCGCACCGAAGACCTCGAGGCCGATCGCCTGCGCCTGGTCGAGGGGGTCGAGCTGCTGACGATCGACCCGCGCACCGGCCGGCAGTTCGGCTTCGCCGACCACGGCGGCCACTTCCGCGGGCACATGGACGGCAGCATCCGCGGCCTGCTTCAGGCGCCCAAGACCTGGCACGTCTGGGAGGCCAAGGCGACCGACGACAAGAAACAGGCGGCCCTGCTCAAGGCTAAGCAGGAGCACGGCGAGAAAGCCGCCCTGGCGGCCTGGGATCCTGTCTACCACGCCCAGGCCGTGCTCTACATGCACTACTCTGGCATGACCCGGCATTACCTCACCTGCGCGTCTGCCGGGGGGCGGCGCACTGTCAGCTGTCGCACCAACGCGAACGCCAGGCGCGCAAAGGAACTCATCGCCCGGGCCGCGCGCGTCATCCAGGCAGACGCCCCGCTGGCGCGGGTGAGCGATCGGCCGGACTGGTACGAGTGCAAATGGTGCAGCCATCACGTCATCTGCCATGGCGACCAGTTGCCAGAGATCAGCTGCCGCACCTGCGTCCACGCCACGCCAGAGCTCGACGGCGACGGCCGCTGGAGCTGCGCGCGGTTCGGCTGCGACCTGAGCACCAAGACCCAGCGCCAGGGCGAGCAGTGCCCGGAGCACCGCTACATCCCGGCGCTGATTCCGTTCGCCGAGGCGGTCGACGCCGACGACGGCGCGAACTGGATCGAGTACGCGTACGGCGAGGGCGACACGTTCCGCAACGGCGGCCCAGGCGGCCTGAGCTCGGCCGAGATGCTGGCCCTGGGCCGAGCCGGCCTGGTGGATCCGCAGGCGGCCGCCATAAAAAAGCCTTCGGCGGAACCTGGTGCAGACCAGAGCCAGAGCCTCCGCGACCCTACGAGCGCCCCCTGGTCGCCTGCGGCGAGTGCCGCCACTTCCGCTTCAGCGCCAGCAGTGCGGCCGGCATCGGTGCGTGCGCCGTGGGAGGCGACGGCATGAGCCACCAGACGCTGATGACGGCCTGGGTCGACGGCCTGGCGCGCACCAACTGGATCACGCTGCCGCTGTGGCCGGGTGCCGAGCGGCTGTGCGGAGACTTCGAATGCAGCTGAGGGATTACCAACAGGCGGCGATCGACGCGCTGTACGGCTATTTCGCCGCGCGCGACGGGAACCCGCTCATCATCCTGCCGACCGGCGCCGGCAAGTCGGTGGTCATCGCCGCGTTCGTTCACGGCGTGTTCGACCGTTGGCCGGGCCAGCGGGTGCTGGTCCTGACCCACGTCAAGGAACTGATCGAGCAGAACCACGAGCGCATGGTCGGCTACTGGCCGCAGGCCCCGGCCGGCATCTACTCCGCCAGCCTCAACCGGCGCGACGTCTTCGACCCGATCATCTTCGCCGGGATCCAGTCGGTGTATCGCAAGGCACAGGCTCTGGGCCACTTCGACCTGGTGCTGGTTGACGAGTGCCACCTGATCGGCCACTCGGCCGACGGCATGTACAGGCGCTTCCTGGACGACCTTCGCCGGATCAACCCGGCCCTGAAGGTCATCGGCCTGACGGCCACGGCGTTTCGCACCGGCACCGGCGACATCACCTACGGCGAGCAGCGCATCTTCACCGACGTCGCCTACGAGCTGCCGATCCAGGCCCTGCTCGAGCGCGGGCACCTGGCGCCGCTGGTGTCCAAGCGCACGGCCGCCGAGATCGACCTGTCGAACGTCCACGTCCGCCAGGGCGAGTTCATCGCCGCCGAGCTCGAAGCCGCGATCGACCAGGACGAGATCACCCGCGCCGCGGTGGCCGAGATCATCCGCTACGGCCAGGCGCGCCGCTCCTGGCTGGTGTTCTGCTCTGGTGTGCGCCACGCGCTGCACGTCCAGGCCGAGCTGCAGCGCTGCGGGATCCCGGCCGGGTGCGTCACCGGCGACACGCCACGCGCCGAGCGCGAGCGGATCATCGAGCACTACCGGAGCGGGGCCCTGCGCGCCATCACGAACGCAAACGTTTTGACCACGGGATTCGACGCGCCGCAGACCGACCTGATCGGCTTCCTGCGCCCGACCTGCTCGCCCGGGCTCTACGTCCAGATGGCAGGCCGCGGAATGCGCACGGCGCCCGGCAAGCGCGACTGCCTGGTGCTCGACTTCGCCGGGAACGTCAGCCGGCACGGGCCGGTCGACCAGGTGCGGCCCTGGCGCCCGCACAAGAAGGCCGGCGGCCAGCAGGCGGCACCGACGCACGACTGCCCTGAGTGCCAGACCATCCTGCCGGCGCAGACCCGCGTCTGCCCGGAGTGCGGGTACGAGTGGCCGATCGAGCCCAGGCACGCCGCCACGGCGTCGGACCTTGCCATCCTGTCGTCCGCCGAGGATCCGAGCGACTACATCGTGACGCTGCCGGTGGACGAGGTCGCCTACAGCCGCCACGCCAAGCCCGGGAAGATTCCGAGCCTGCGCGTCGATTACACCTGCGGCCTGCGTCGGTTCAGCGAGTGGGTCTGCCTCGAACACACCGGGTATCCGCGCAACAAGGCGGCGAGCTGGTGGGCGAGGCGCGACGCGCTCGTGCGCTGGGCCGACGGCTTCCACATCGGCGTGCCGGCCATGGTCGAAGACGCGCTCGAGCAGATCGAGCGCCTGCGCGTCCCGGCCACCATCACCATCAACACAAAACCGAAGTACCCGGAGATCATCGGCTATGGATTTGAACAGCCTCACACCGAACAGGAAGGCGACGATGCTGGAGACGCTGCAGGAGGCCCTGGCGATCGTCCAGGCCCTGCCCGCCACCACGCCATGCCGGCTGTGTGACTACTGGCAGAGCGACGCCTGCAGCCGCTGGGGCGCGGTTCCTCCGGCCGACGTCCAGGCGGCCGGGTGTGACGAGTGGGTCGACGAGATTCCGTTCTGAGGACAACACGATGAGCAACATGCGACCCGACATCCCGACGCTGGCGACCCACGTCCACTACTTCACGGCCTGCCGTGCCGCCCACGACCGCGCCATGAAAGAGATGGCCGCCGGGACGCTGACCAGGTGGGACGCGGTGATTCGGCTGCGTGGCGAGTACCGCAGGGCGTGGAGGCAGCGCAGATGACCCGCCGCCCCTGGACACCCGAGGAACTGGTTCACCTGCTGAGCCAGTACCCCGACACACCAACCCGCGCGCTGGCCCAGCGCCTTGGCCGCCCGCTGGCCAGCGTGTACCAGAAGGCGCAGAACCTTGGCCTGAAGAAGTCGCAGGCGTACCTGGACAGCCCGGCATCCGGCCGGCTGATGCCCGGTGACGCCAGGGGTGAAGCCGGCCGCTTTATGGCC